GATGAATATTGGCCAAATTTTTCCTTTTTTTCTAAGACATAACGATATTGAGAATTCACAAGCACCAGGTCTATCTGTGTGTTTTGGTAATATATCACCAGGCTTATAAACTCTAAAATAGGTATATGTTGGTAATAACTTCATACCCGCTGCTGATTCTATTTTCGGTAACAAAAAAGCCGATAAATTTTCCATTGTCAAATCAGCATAAAAGGCTGGTGTATTTGGAAATGGTGGTTCAGCTGTAATATTTCCATCAATTTTTGCGCGATTGAAGGCATGCATTCCTATAAAATCTAATAATTCTCCTGATAATATTTTTGGAATGATTAGATAACCATTATCTTTAAAAAACTTTGCATCATTCATATTGAAATGTTCCGAAATCAGCCTTATTTCTGTGTCTATTATCAGTAGAGATATCAAACAATGGTTCATCATCTTGTCCGCTGTCCGATATGTCTTCTTGAGCTCTTTGATCGACATCATAAAGTCTCATTTTACTTCTATCTACTCCAATAACAAACTTTCTATAAGATGTAGGATCATTATATCTGTTTTTCAATTGTTTTACAAGCATTTGATTTAATTCTTCCATTTCTTCAGAAGATATAAGTGCGAACATGAAGTCAGCAGTTGCTGGTAAACCAAAACTCTCAGATGTATCTTCTAAACCAATATCTGTACTTGTAAACCCTGATCTGGTTGTTTGGGTTGCAGACATAATCGGAACATTATATTCTACAGCTAATCCTCTTAATTCTTCAGCAATAGATTTAATATATGTGTATGAATTAACATTGGATCCTGCCTTTATTCTAGAAGATGTACAAATGTTTAAATAATCTATGAATATTATATCGGGAACAAAATTACGTTTCAAGTTTAATTCACCTAATAAATTTTTAAAATGCATAGCGCCGGCAGATGCAGTAGGATATTCTTTAATAATTATTTTACCATTGGTTTTTCCTTTGAGTTTATCTATTTTCTTTTTATACATATCTCTAGGAATTTCTTCTAATTGACTCATAGGAATATCTAAAAGATTCGCATCAATTCTTTCAGCGATCCTTTCTTCCGCCATCTCCATGGTGATGTAAAGAACATTTTTATTAATAGAAAGACAACTAGCGGCTTGATGACACATGAATAAAGATTTACCAACTCCAGTTCCTGCTAAACAAATATTTAAAGTCTTCTTAGGTAAACCCCCTTTTGTAATTTTATTAAACAACTCGAGATCGAATTCAAGTTTTTCTTCTACTCTATGATAAAAATCAAATCTATTGTCCGCGTCTTCAATAAAATCGTGTCCTATATGAGGATCAAAAGAAACAGCTAAAGCTTCTGATAAAACAGTGGGAATTGCTCCTTTAGATAAATGAGTCTTTTCATTACCTTCAAGAATTGCGATAGCATTCACTACAGCATTATATATTGCTTTATCTTGACAAAATGTTTCTGATTGTTCTAAAAGCCAGGGTGTGATGTCTTTAGAATCACTAGGCTTCTCTAAAGTATTAATTATTTCATTAGATTTAGTATATTCTGTTTCATGTATACCATCTAATTGATCTAAATCTATTAATAAACTTTGTTTGGTTGGTAGGTCATTATGCTTTAAAATATATTCTTGAATTAATTTAAAAACTATCTTTTCAGATGAATCTTCAAAATATTCAGATTTTACGTAAGGAACAACTTTCCTCGTAAAATTTTCATTATGTATTAAATGTGATAGTATCAGGCGTTCTATCCGTGGCGTCATTAGTTTTTACTCCTTCCTTTTCACTCTCTTCTTTATATCTGTCCCATAATAATTTAACTAAAATTTCTCCAATCATATATTCAAACTCTACGCCTTCTTCATCGGAATGTTCTACACCCTGTAATTCTGGTGGAACAAGAATAACATCGTATTCATATTTCGCATTACTTTCTCCCTTTTCATCCGGTGGCGCTACTTGAAACTTCCCTAATTTTATAATAGTTCCTTTAAAAGGGCCCGCATTTAATTCAACACACATTTGAGACACATCTTCAGGATGTTCAGGATGAGGAACTAAATTATAATAACCACCAATTCTATTATAATCTTCCTTTGTTAATTCATTACTCATTTAGTTCTCCTTCTGGAATCCATTGCATCGTTTCTTCTTCTCCTGTCCACCTAGCAGAAACTACTGGCCGGGTTCCCCAAGCTCTAAGTACTGCTTCTTCGCCCCCGCGACATATCATTTTTGATCCGTCTTCTAATGTTAGTTCTACTACTTTAACTTTCTCTACTATCATCCTCTGGATCCAGTTCTTCAGATATTCCTATTTCACCATATAAAAATTCTTTTCCAGCGACTTCATCTAATTGATCAAGAATATCTTTTGTAAAATATTTTGTGGGATTTTTAAGCATGGTTTTTAGAAAAACCTTTTCTCCATCAGGCATTTCTAATCTAGTAGAAACTTTTTTAAAGATTTCATACTTCTCTGCTAATTCTGCTAATCCATAATATCTATTCAATCCTTCTTTATATGTAAGAAGGACATCCACCATTTTATGTTCTTTTGTGAGTCTTGATTTATAAGTTCTACAATGAATTATTTGACCAATAACTTCTGTTCCGTCTTTTTCTTTTTTCTTGGAAAGAAAAACAATAGAAGATGCAGCATAATGTAAGCCTGTTCCCCCACCCATAATTTTTTGAGGAAACAATGTCCCTATTTGATCATATGTGTGATTAGTAACAACAAGAGGTACTTTAGCTTTACCACCTAATAAAGTTAAAACCCTAAATGTACCTTTAACCATTTGTGCTCTGGTCATATCTCTGGTCTCTTTGCCGTCACTAATATCTTCCATTTCTTTAGTAGTAGACAGATTGCCTAATGAATCAAGACACATCATCATTGGAGGACGATCTTTTTCGGGTTCTTCTAAATGTTTTTCTAAAATTTTAATTGCTTGTGTTCTGAATTCTTGAACTGTTGCAACAGGAAGGATAATCATGCGCTTAGAATCTATTCCACGCATTTCAATCATATCTTTGGTTAGGGCAGATTCACTTTCAAAATATATAACCCCGCCAGTAGGATTATCTGCGAGAAACTGTCTGACGCAGCCCAAAACGAAAAAAGTTTTACCTGTTGAACTTTCGCCAGCAAATGCTGTAATTTTATTTGAGGGCAATCCTCCATAAATGCTTCCTGATAACTGTGCGTTTAAAATATACGAACCGGTATCAATAAAACTTTCAACATCTCCGGCTTCAACACCATCGCTCACTTTAGAACCATAAGTGTTATCAGCCACTTTCAACATTTCTCCAAAATAATCACTCATAAAACCTTTTCAATTAATCATCATACATTATAATATAATTTAACATAATAATCAAGAAAAAAGGGGGGCAGAATTCGGCTCCCCCTTTTACATAACTAGTTATGACTTGGAATAAATTCCCCAGAGTACCCATATAGCAATTAATCCGACAAAACCTTCTTGTCCTAATTGTTTTACAAGTGCTACAACAGAACCCACGATATCAATTCCGATAAACGGTAAAGCTGCACCAAAAATAATCTGAAGAACTACGCCCAAAGCAATAACTGCCAAACCAAGTTCAGTTAAACTTCTCATCCAACCGAGTGCCTTATCTAACATATATAACTCCTCTATTTTATATTAATCTCTCACCACTAATTATACATAATTTCGGTAGCTAAGCTTATTCCGAACTACCTTCATTACATATTTATCAAATTCTCTATACTAAAAACGCTTCTAGAGAACTTGTTTTTTCAGGAGACCATCCAATTACTTTTAATATTTCATTCAAAGGCCCCCTAAAAGACTTTTCAAATTGTTTATCATAATCAATATAATCATGAAGCCCGAACTCTTCGGGTAAACCTTCCATCATGGCTATGACACCATCTCTAATAGGATTAGGTTGTTTCAAATAAACAAATTTAATCTTTTCCCCTTCTTGAATAAGAGGATACTTATTTTGCAATTCATTTTGTTTCAGAAAATGATTATACAAGCGTGTTGCTTTTACATGAACAGGTGTTCCTTTAGCATACAAATTTGTACCACCATTATATTTTTCAATCCCTTTAACAGATCTAGGGAACGCAATATTT